GATAGTAGCTGAATTTGGTTTTCCAGTAGTTATGGTAGTTGGATTGGGTTACTTTGTTTACTTTGTGTGGCAAACGATTACTAACAAGATCGACCCAGCTGTACAAGAAATGAAAGGCACAATCATACGTTTGACAGATCAGCTCAGACTGCTTGACCAAGACATGATTAGGCTACAGCAAAAAGTGATCACAGTTATTGAGGTGAAGGAACAGGATGAAAAATCGAAAAAGACCTGATGAAGTATTACTAATAGCTTCCATGATAATTGTCATGTTTGTGGTTTTATCTGTACAAGCCTCACCAATCACACATGAATTTAAAAACCCAAGCTTTAGTGGTATTGGCACATCCGCACACTATTTGACTATAGACGAACAAGAAACCAAAAGACGAGATGCACTTGCTGAGAAGGTACAGTCAGAACTTGATGAGATAGCGCGAGAAATTGAAAACAGCACACTAAATAAGTTTCTTAACAACTTACAAAGTAGAATTTTTTCTAACTTATCAAGAGATATATCAGATATGTTGTTTGACGAAAATGGGGGCACTGGAGGGACAATAGAGTTAGAAGGAAACCAAATAACATTTACTAATGATGGCCAAAAAATAACTTTAACAGTTATAGCAGAAGACGGCTCAATAACAGTCATCGAGATACCGATAGGAGTTTTTGGAATATGCACACTAGACTGTGGAGTGTAATTCTTATCACGGCCCTATCTGGTTGTGCTTCGTTTGCGCCACCCAGAGCGACTGACTGTCATCTGGTGGGGTTAATCTGTCCAGAAGAACCAAGGACCGAAAGAGCAACTTTACAAAAATTACTTGATCTACCGCCACCAAGACAGAAAGCTGTAGTAGCTGTGTACGAATATGAAGACCTTACAGGCCAAAGAAAACCGTCAAACAAAATGGCACTTTTTAGTACAGCAGTCACGCAAGGTGCAGAAAATTATCTCATTGATGCTTTGCAAAATGCTGGTAACGGAGAGTGGTTTACTACTATTGAAAGAAAAAATTTAGATCATCTAACAAAAGAAAGACAGCTCATAAAATCTACGCGTGAAACCTATGATGGGCGTGGCAGCAATAAGCTAAAACCAATTTTATATGCGGGACTCTTGTTTAGCGGTGGAATTGTTGCTTTTGAAAGTGACCTCAAAACTGGGGGGACAGGGGCCCGATACCTTGGTATTGGCAACACAAATCAATACAGAATTGATGACGTTACCGTGTCTTTAAGAGCTGTTATGGTCCAGACTGGCGAAATAATTTTGAACACAACCGTTTCAAAGACTATACTGTCTAGTGGAGTCAGCCGTGATGTTTTCAGATTTACAGAAATGGGCACTGAGCTTGTAGAGATTGAAACAGGCTACACCAGAACAGAAGCCGTCTCGTATTCAGTTCGTTCTGCGATAGAGAGTGCAGTATACAACCTAATACAAGAAGGTTTAGATAAACAATTTTGGGATTTTGATTATTCACAATTAAGTGAGGAGGTTGAAAATGAAAAATCTAATTAAATTGTTGTTGATTTGCTTTGTATCTGTGACACATGCTGGTAACAACGACATATATTTGACACAATCTGGAGGCGGGGCCTTCTTACTTACAGTTGACCAAATTGGCAACACCAACAAAGTAGGTACGTCAGCAGCTAGGTCTACTTTTGCGGGCGCTTCAATCACGGCAGACATAAAACAACAGGGAAACACCAATACTCTAGCCAATGCAATAGCACAAGCCGCTAGTTCTAGTTGGACTATGTACCAAATCGGAGACTCGAACACATCAACAATCACTGCTGGAGGCAGTGGAGCTGTGACAAGTTCTGACTTTGATTATAGCGCGACAGGTAACACCAACGTTTTAACTTGGTTGCAAGGCTCTAGCTCAACAGCTACAGGTGGTAATTTTGACGCAGTAATCACTGGTAACACGAATGACTTAAACATCAGAAGTGAAGTAATTGGTGCTGTAAATAATTGGACGATTGACGGAAATTCTAACGATATTGACGTTACTCAGATAGGAACGGACGATAAAAGCATAACGCTTAGTTTGACTGGTGATAGTAATGACGTAGACATTGACCAAACAACAAGCGCATCAGGTGTAACGGACACAATTAATATTGTCGCAGCTTCAACAAGCGGCACAATAAATATTGACCAATGCACTACTGGTTGCTGATAGGGTTAGTATCTAGTTCTATATATGCGGATATAGGTTCTATATCTGAACTGCGTGGAAATGGTGAGGTACTACGCAGTCAAAACGGAGATAAGCTACTAGCTGAACTTTCTCTCGGCATACTTAGTAATGATGATGTGCGTACTGGTAATGGTCGTATGGCCATACAGTTTCTTGATGACTCAGTAATCAAACTTACAGAAAGGTCCAGAATTGTAGTAGATGAGTATATCTACGACCCCAATCCCAGTAAATCTAAGCTTGCTCTAAGAATGGCCAGCGGCACAGCGCGTTTTATTACAGGTAAATTAGGCAAGATAGATAAAAAAAATGTGTCCATAAAGACACCTTCTGCAACCGTTTCGGTATTAGGTACCGATTTTACTACAACAGTTGATGAAATTGGACGAAGTTTAGTTATTCTTTTACCAGATGAAGACGGCAATAGTTCAGGAATAATCACTGTTGAAACAGCTGCTGGTATTGAGATATTAGACAAACCCTTTCAAGCAACCATGGTAAGCGTTTCAGAAGCACCACCCACTAAACCAGTGACGCTAGTAAATATGACACTTGGCTTGATAAACAACCTTTTAATAATAAATCCACCAGACGAAGTAGAGCAAGCAATAGAAGATCAAAACGCCAGATCATCTAATGTATTGGATGTAGACTTTTTAGAAGAAAATTTTGATGAAGATGAGCTAGAAGAAGATGAGTTAGAAATAGATAGGTTATCTATCGATCTACTGAGTGTAGATTTTTTAATAGACTTGTTGGCGTTTATAGAGGGTGAGGAAGAAATATCTAGGATTGGCGATGTCACTATAGAAGGCATACGAGCTGGATATGACCAAAAAGCGCAAGTGTATTCCTACGTTGATGGTGAGATGTTGACGTTTTACAGAAGCGTAGAAAACACGATAGACTTACAAATAGAAAAAACAAGTGCATACAACATACAGATTTTATCAGCTGGTAAATTCATAGATATAACCGTAAATGGAGGTGGCGATGGCACGATTATTATTAATCAGTCTGATTAGCTTTAGCTGTATTATAAGTGCTGGTGATAATACAATAACAGTACAGCAAAAAGGTAACGACAGTTTAATCAACATAAAACAAGTTGGTTATACCAATAATGCTACGGTTTATTGTGGTTTGAGTAATGGAGTGTATACGACTCACACTTGCACCAGAGCAACTGTAAATTTAAACGTAACTGGCTACGGCAACACCACTAAAGCTTATTCGCAATGGTCCAATCACGAAGACAACACTTTTACAATTACACAGAACGGCGATAACAACTACGGTTATTTGGATTTAGATAAAGATGACAATACAGGAATAATTACGCAAAACGGTAATTCTAACCACGGCGAAATACTTATGGCTGGAGATAATAACGCATATACGATAAGTCAAACTGGCAATTCTAAATACGCGAAAATGTATGCTTTTGGTGATAACGCAGACACAACAATCACACAAAGTGGCACAGGAGCTCATAACGCATATGTGTACAATTATAATTATGCTGACAATAACAGCTCTACTATCACACAATCTGGTACGGGAGCTCACGATGCAGATATATGGTGGTACTCGGACGCTGACAACGGTGTTGCCAGTATTACACAATCAGGTTCTGGAGATCACACGGCCAGACTTAATTTTTATACTGACGACTATAACGTAGACGTTACACAATCAGGAGCCAACGATAAATCTTTTACAGCTACCTATAACTGTGTGTCTAGTTGCACCAAAACATTAACAATCACACAGTATGATTAAAAAACTTATACCTATAAGCTTATTTGCAGTTTTAGCCTTGCCTTTTATATATCAAGCAACACCACTAGAGGTGGGCAAACTCAAGACCTTTGATGCTTTATTACCAAAACAACAAGAAAGTGGTTATTTTACGGTGTTAAATATTACGGATGATGATATAAATAACGAGGGTGGCTATCCGTTATCCAGACAAAGGCTCTCTGAAATACAGACGCAGATTATAGATAGAGGAGCAATAGGTGTTGGATGGGTTGTCACCTTTCCGAATAAAGGTAGATTCAGTGATACAGGTGATGCGGCATTTGCAAATGCACTGGCACAATCTTCTAGTGTTCTTGCTATGTTTGAGAATGACAAAGATGTTTACCCCAAAACCAGCGGAACTGTAATAATGGGTCCAGACCAAGGTGGCACAGTAGCTACAGGCGTGACACAAAACATACCCATACTGGCTGAAAGTGCCAATCAAGGCATTGCAGTAGCTAGGCCAGAGGTTGATTCTTTGGTAAGAAGATTACCTCTACTGCTCAGAACACCTGATGGGTTCGTACCAGCGTTTGGGACCGAAGTTTTAAAGATTTTAGCTGGTAATTCTGATACTTACATTATAAAAACCAACGAAAATGGCATACAAGAAATTATAGTCAAAGGTCTGCCACCCGTACCAGTAGACAGTTTGGGCCGTAAGTGGATAAGTTGGGTAGACACCCCACAAACAGACTTGGCAACTATGGACGTAGAAAACAAGTTTGTATTTGTAGGTTTTACAGCCAAAGGCATTATGCCACAGCTGGCAACTCCTGTAGGTTTATTAGAGCCACATAAAATACAAGCAGCTCTAGCTGAGTCAATTCTTATAGAAAATAGTCCTTACGTACCAGATTATGCTCTGGCTGTAGAAGTAATGATTTTATTGTCTTCAATGGTCCTTATATGGCTTGTGTTGAACGCTTTTGGTATAACTCTTGGTATTAGTATAGGAGCTGTTGTAATGACCGTTACGGCTTATTATGGCTATTGGACTATACAACAAGGCGTTTTAGTTGATGTTACTTGGGCCTTAATCTCACAGTTTATTACAGGAGCTACAGCTTTTTACTTGCGTTTTAGAGAACAATATAAGGCCAGACAGCTCATAAAACAGCAGTTTGGTAAATACCTAGACCCTCGTATGGTGAAAAAGTTGATCTTAAATCCCGAACTGTGCCAAATTAATGGTGCTAGGGTCGATTGTTCGATAATTTTCACCGATTTAAGGGGTTTTACGAGCCTTTCTGAGTCAGTAGAGCCAGAAATGGTCACTTATATAATGAACTCTGTACTGGATGCACAGGTAAAAGCAGTCAACCAGTATATGGGCGTTACGGATAAATTCATCGGCGATGCGGGCATGTACCATTGGAACACAATCATACCGCAAGAAGATCATCATAATCTTGCACTGGATGCAGCCATACAAATGGAAGAAAACATGCGCGAGCTAAACAAAAAATTTGTTGAAGAAGGCATACCAGAGGTTGCAGTGGGCGTGGGAGTAAACAGCGGAATTTGCGTTGCTGGAAATTTTGGAGCTACCGATAGGTTTGCGTTTAGTTTAATTGGTGACCCTTGCAACGTAGCAGCTCGCCTAGAGTCAGGAACTAAGGAAGCTGGTGTAAGCACACTGATTGGGCACGAAACAGCACAAAATTGTAGATATGTGTTAAAGTCACTACCAGATTTAAAAGTAAAAGGTAAAGCAAAAGCGCTAAAAGTATATACATGGGCATGAAGTTAAGTTTAATACTCGGAGGCTTGTTAGTCGTTTCTGTTGCTGGTTCTGCATGGTATATAGATTATCAAGCAGATCAAATCAGCACGTTAAAAGGCAATCAATTAGTTTTAGAAACTGAAATAGAAAAACAAAACGAATCAATACAAAACTATTTAGCAGAACAAAAGAACCAACAAGCACAACTTAATCAGTTAGAAAATGATAAAAGAGCAGCTATGGAAGACGTAAATAGACTTAGAAAAACATTTGCTAATCACGACTTAGATGAGTTGGCACTAGCTAAACCGGGTATGTTGCAAAGTCGTGTGAATAAAGCCTCAAACAGAGTGATGACTACTTTAGAGAATTTAAGTAATCCAAATCAATTTGATGAAAAACCTAGCACTAATTAGTTTAAGTATTTTGTTGGCCAGTTGCTCTTTGATGCAACCAATCAAACCTGTGGAAGTGAGAAGCATTGCAGAAAGAGCACCGTTGTATCACCCACCGTTACCTTACCCTATGTCTCTTACCAAAGTAGATTGGGAGATAATTACACCAGAACTTATGCAAGAGTATTTAGATTTGGTTGAAAAAGGTGAAGCACCTAGAAAAGCTTATTACGCATTATCTAGTAAAGAATACGAAAATCTTAGTATGGATATGGCAGAAATAACTCGTTATACCAAAGACATACTTTCTATAATCAAATACTATAGAGAATTAGACAAACCACAGGAAAAAGAAGATGAGTAAGACACCAGATGAATTTGTATATAGAGCTACGCTAGATCGCATAGTTGATGGTGACACTTTTGATTGCATTTTAGACCTTGGTTTTGACGTAAAACTACACAAACAAAGAGTCCGGTTGGCTGGAATAGATACACCAGAGAGCCGTACTAGAAATTTAGAAGAAAAAGCATTAGGTCTAAAAGCGAAAGAAAGACTTAAAGAGCTTTGCGAAGGCACATTTAGAATTAAATCTCTTGGGAAGGGAAAATATGGAAGGATTCTTGGCATACCTTATACAGCTGATGGAGAAGATATTTGCCAAAAGCTTATTAAAGAAAAACACGCAGTTGAATACTGGGGTGGAACCAAAACAGGCAAAGTTTTGGAAGATGGAACTTGGGGAGAGTAACATGCAAATATCAAAAGAAGGATTAGCGCTAATTAAAAAGTTTGAAGGTTGTGAGCTAGAAGCTTATTTGTGTCCAGCTGGCGTATGGACCATAGGCTATGGGCACACTAAAGACGTAAAAGAAGGCGACAAAATAAACAAAGACGAAGCCGATTATCTTTTACAAGAAGAAATGATTGAGTATGAAAGTTATATTAACGACATGGTTGATGTTGACCTTAATCAAAGCCAATATGATTCTATGTGTGCGTGGGTTTACAACTTAGGGCCATCCAACTTAGGTAGTTCTACCATGCTTCGTGTTTTGAACGAAGGTAAGTATGATGAAGTGCCACAACAAATGAAAAGATGGAACAAGGCTAATGGTGAGGTGTTAGACGGTTTGATACGCAGACGAGAAGCAGAAGCTTTATTATTTCAAGGTAAAGAGTGGAGTGAGGTTTAGCATGTTACATAAATGCACTATACTGACTACAGACACTATGTGTTTAGGGTCAGGTGGCTACTATGTCACTACCTAGTTGCTTGACCCGTTTCTTATGAAAGAAGTATCTTTTAAAGACTTTGACATACTTTCAGAACAAGACAAATCAGAAGCTCTTGCCCTTTTACATCGCTACGATCAAATAGATAAGCAAGATAGCTGTCAAAAAGATTTTATAAGTTTTGTAAAGCATCTGTGGCCTGAATTTATAGAAGGCAGACACCATAAGATCATAGGCGACAAGTTTAACAAAATAGCACAAGGTAAATTAAAACGATTGATTGTGTGTTTACCTCCCAGACACTCTAAATCAGAATTTGCATCTACCTACTTTCCAGCATGGATGATGGGCAAAAGAGGTGATCTAAAGATTATACAAACCACTCACACCGCTGAATTAGCTGTGCGATTTGGACGTAAGGTTAGAAACATAATAGACAGTGAGGAGTACCAACACATATTTCCTGAGTTAAAGTTACAGGCAGATAACAAATCAGCTGGTCGATGGACCACAAACCAAGAAGGTGAGTCGTTCTATGCTGGTGTTGGTGGTGCGATTACAGGTCGTGGTGCTGATTTACTTATTATTGATGACCCACACTCAGAGCAAGACGCACTATCTCCTAAGTCGTTAGAGTCGGCTTATGAGTGGTACACGTCTGGTCCAAGACAAAGACTACAGCCGGGCGGTATTATTGTGATAGTTATGACAAGATGGAGCACCAAAGACTTAGTAGGCAAGGTGTTAAAGAAACAGGGTGATGACAACGCAGATCAATGGGAAGTTGTAGAGTTTCCAGCAATTATGCCTGAAACAGAAACACCGTTATGGCCAGAGTTTTGGAAAAAAGATGAATTATTATCGGTAAAAGCCTCGCTGCCAGTATCAAAATGGAATTCACAGTGGATGCAGAATCCTACTTCTGAGGAAGGCTCCATAGTAAAAAGAGAATGGTGGAGAGAGTGGAAGCAAGAAGAAGTACCAGATTACGAGTACGTTATACAAAGCTACGATACCGCTTTCTCTAAAAAAGAGACAGCTGACTACTCAGCAATAACCACATGGGCAATATTTAAAGACCGTGATGAGGTCGATCACATAATACTATTGGACGCAAAAAGATTTAGAGTAGACTTTCCAGAGCTGAAAAGGATAGCTTTTGACGAGTATAAGTATTGGGAACCTGACTGTGTATTGATCGAAGCAAAGGCATCTGGAACACCACTAACACAAGAACTTAGACGTATGGGCATACCTGTGACTGCATATTCACCAAGTAGAGGCCAAGACAAAGTAGCAAGAATGAACAGTGTCGCGCCTATATTTGAATCTGGTATGGTTTGGGCACCTGATGAAGACTATGCAGACTTAGTAAGGGAAGAATTAGCATCTTTTCCATTTGGTGATAACGATGATTTCTGCGATAGTACAACAATGGCTTTGATGAGATTTAGACAAGGTGGTTTTTTATCCTTGAAAGAAGATTATCAAGATGAAGCAAAATTTTTATCTAAAAACAGAACAGTATATTATTGATGAAAATATTTTTAACAACATTCTTACATGATGCTAAAGAGTACGAAGGTCCTGACATTCATGCTGAAAACGAAGATCAAGCTTTGCTTATAGCAGAATCACAAGGCTTAATACTAGAAGGAGAGCTTACAGAATTGTACTCTTTGGGTGACGAGATCAACCGTAGAGTGCTACACTAAACGATTATGGCAATAGACAAAGCATTAGGAACCGAATCAAATCCAGATTTGAATATACAAGGGTCTGCGGTAACAATCCCACAAGAACCAACAAGACAAGAATTAATTAGTGACGCAGCACAAATACTGGTCAATGAAAATGAGATATTAGTAGGTGATGAGTTTGAAGAACAACCTATGCCACAGATGGATTTTAATTCTAATTTAGTTGATTTTATAGACCCAAGCACCTTACAAAAACTGGCCTCAGACTTAATAAGCTCTGTTGATAGCGACAAACAATCCAGAAGCGAGTGGGAAAAAACTTACACAGAGGGTCTTGAGTATCTTGGTATGAAGTTTGACGAACAAAGATCACAACCGTTTGAAGGCAGTTCTGG